TGCCGATACGTCCACGACCGTCGGTGCTGTTATTTTCTTTCCGTCTGCCAGTTCCAGGTCTACTGTGTCAATCTCTTCTCCGAACTCACCGCCTTTCTTGTGGTGTGCCAGGATGTCGCCTGCAAAGTCATAGCCTCTGTCGATCATAGCCTCGCTGTTGTCGTCGTACAGTCTGAAACATCCGGCCAGTTCGCCCTTCTCGTGTCTCTGCAGAACTTCTTCCCAGGTCAGCTTTCGCATTCCCAACCAGGTGTAACCCATTATTCATCGCCTCCTTCATAATCTGCCCCGCAATATGGACACTTCGTTACTCCGTAGCAGTTAAACATCTTTCCGCATTCTTTGCAGGTATCTAACTCTCCATTTCTCTGCCAATCTTCCAGCAAGCTACTTACGTGCTGCCAGTCCAGTGCCTCGAAAACTTCCTCTGCCAAATCGTCCTGCTGGTTGCACTCCTGCAGGATGCTGTTTCTCGTGTACACCGTATCGGATAATTCCGGGATGTAGCAC